AAGGAGCAGCACAAGAATGTGATTGTGATTTTATTTCTTCTGGTGATAGTGTAATTGACCCTCAAGTTTTAGAATTTTATAAATCCACTTATGTTCAAGAACCAATAGAAAAAACTGGATTTGATGGCAATCTATGGAAATGGCAATATCCAGATTATTCTAAATCATATATGGTAGTTGCCGATGTTTCTAGAGGTGATTCAACCGACTACTCAGCTGCTCATGTAATTGATGTGGAAGATTCAGAACAAGTAGCTGAATATAGAGGTAAATTAGATACAAAAGATTTTGGAAATTTTTTGGTAGCATTAGCAACTGAATATAACAACGCATTGTTGGTAATTGAAAATGCAAATGTTGGTTGGGCATGTATCCAACAAGTAATCGATAGAAACTATCCCAATCTTTACTATATGAGTAAAGATTTGAAGTATGTAGATGTAGAGAACCAATTTTCAAACAAATATAGAGCACAAGATAGAGGTATGGTAGCAGGATTTTCAACCACATCAAGAACCAGACCTTTAATCATTTCCAAATTGGAAGAATATATTAGAGAAAAATCAATTACAATACGTTCAATTAGAACTATTGAGGAATTATTCACATTTATTTGGTTTAATGGTAGAGCTGAAGCGATGAGAGGTTACAATGATGATTTAACTATGAGTTTAGCAATTTCACTATGGGTTAGAGATACTGCACTTCGTTTAAGGCAGGAAGGTATTGATTTAACTAAAAGAGCGATTGATGGTATATCTACATATACTTATAGTGGGGTATATGGTGGAAATGATAATGATGAAAATCCTTGGCAAATGAATATTGGTGATGGATTTGAGGACTTAACTAAATGGTTGTAAATTAAATTTTTGATATTTATATAGTATAAGTTAATTATAAGGATTAAAACATGGAAAATTATTCTGAAGAACTTTATAACGAATTTAAATTATCAATAGATGAAAACATCGAAGAATACGATGTTGAAAACTATGAAGATTTGAAGGAATTTATTCACTTTCTAAAAAATATGAAAGAGGATATTACAGAAGCTGAATATCAAGGTAGAGAGGTAAAACTCAACAAACCTATGAGAGGTGATGTAAAGAAGTTCAAAGTGTATGTTAAAAATCCAAAGGGAAATGTTGTAAAGGTAAACTTCGGACATGGTGGAACATCAGCTAAAAAGGCAGGTGAAGAAACTATGAGGATTAAAAAAGATAATCCAGAAAGAAGAGCATCATTTAGAGCAAGACACAACTGCGATAATCCTGGTCCAAGAACTGGAGCTAGATATTGGAGTTGTAAAGCGTGGTAAATAAATAAAGGTTATAAAATAAAGAAACAAAATGGCAGAAGAACAAAACAGTTCATTTTTTAATCGATTAACGAAACTCTTTTCTACTCAAGCAATCGTAAAGATTGATAAAGATGGAAAGAGACGAGTTGTTGATGTGGATGATAGACAGCAAGGTGGTACTAACTTAATGAATTTAAGAGATAGGTACACCAAACTACAAAGGTCTTTTTATGGAGACCAGATGGCAGCTCAATCAATGGCATACCATCAAGTCAGAAGAGAATTGTTCAGAGATTATGATGCTATGGATAATGACCCAATTATCTCATCGGCATTGGATATCTACGCAGATGAATGTACACTCAAAAACGAATTCGGAGAAGTTGTACAAATCAAAACAAAAAACGAAAGAGTAAAAGAAATTTTAGAGAACTTATTCTATGATGTTCTCAATATTGAGTTCAATCTTTGGTCTTGGACTCGTAATATGGTTAAGTATGGTGATTTCTTCTTATTACAAGAGATTCAGCCAGATGCTGGTATTATCAATGTAAGACCACTTCCGGTTTATGAAACTGAAAGATTAGAAAATACTGACCCAAATAACCCTAACTATGTAAAATTCAAAGTTAATCACGACCCAAATGGTAAAGGTGAATATGAAAACTTTGAAGTAGTACATTTTAGATTATTATCAGATACCAACTTCTTACCTTATGGTAAGGCAATGATTGAAAATGGTAGAAGAATTTGGAAACAAGTTTCTCTTATGGAGGATGCGATGTTGATTCATAGAATTATGAGAGCACCTGATAAGAGAGTATTCAAAATTGATATTGGTAATATTCCACCACAAGAAGTTGATAACTACATGCAGAAGATTATTTCTAAAATGAAGAAAACTCCATTTGTGGACAAACAAACTGGTGATTACAACTTAAAGTATAATATTCAAAACCTAACTGAAGATTTCTTCTTACCTGTTAGGGGTGGTGATAGTGGAACTGAAATAGATTCATTAGGTGGTTTAGAATACACTGCAATTGATGATATTGATTACCTAAAGAACAAAATGTTTGCGGCTCTAAAGATTCCAAAAGCATATTTGGGATACGATGAGAATGTAAATGGTAAAGCAACTCTTGCTGCAGAAGATGTTAGATTTGCAAGAACAATTGAAAGAATCCAAAGAACTCTTATTTCAGAATTAACTAAGTTGGCAGTGACTCACTTAGCAGCTCAAGGTATTGAAGGAACAGAGATGGTAGATTTTGAATTAAACTTAGTTAATCCATCTACAATTTATGAGCAAGAGAAAGTAAACCTATGGAGTGAGAAAGTTAGATTGGTTTCTGATATTACTCAGTTGAATATGGTATCCAAAGAATGGGCATATAAAAATATCTTCAACTTTAGTGATGATGAAATTGACCATCAGAAAACTAACCTTATCAATGATATTAAAGATAGATATCGTTACCGTATGATTGAGGATGAGGGTAATGACCCAGCACTTCAATCAGAACCAACTGATGTTGAAGATGAATTAGAAGAATTAAAATCATCATTAAAAGATAAAGGTGGAAGACCAAGAGAAGGGAATACTTATGGTAAGGATAAACATCCTTATGGAAGAGACCCTTTAGGAGCAAAAGAAAATCAAAAAGCGTTATCTAAAAATGAATCTTCGGTTACTAAAAAAGCTAATAAATTCGCTAAAGAATATGTAAACGGAGTTTCGGCAAAAAGGAAGTTGATGAGTGAAAACGGAGACTTTTTAGATGATTCGAATTTGATAGATGAATAAAAATTTAGGAAATCAAAATTAAGTTATATTTATATACGATGTATTGTATCGTATATTGATATATTATTATAGGATAAAAACATAATGAAGAGGGTAAAACATTCAAAATTTAAAAATACTGGTATTCTATTCGAACTTTTGGTGAGACAAATCACCTTAGAAGTATTGAATGGTGATACTACCGAAAAGGCTAAAAAAATTGTAGCAGAATTTTTTAGTCCTAAAACTGAGTTAAATAAGGAGTTACGATTGTACGAATTACTTACAAAAGAAAAGTACAATTCAGAATCAAGAGCTGAAAAGTTTATTGATACTGTCAATGAAGCTCACAATCGTATTGACCAAAAACAACTACAAAGAGAGAAATATAATCTTATCAAAAAGATTAACGAATCATTCAATATGGATGAGTTCCTTTCTTCTCCAATTACCAACTATAAGGTATTGGCATCAATCTATAAGATTTTTGAATCTAAGAAGTATGATAGCTATGATGTAAAAGATGTATTCAACTCAAAAATTACCCTCATTGAGAACATCACATCAAAACCAGCTACTCTTACTGAAGCTAAGAAAGATAAAGTTGTTGAAGAGTATAAAAAGCAAGATAAGGATTTGAGATTACTTACTTACAAAGTATTGGTAGAAACCTTTAACAAAAAATACTCAAATCTAAACGAATCTCAAAAATCATTGTTGAGAGAATATATCAACAATTTGACAAACACAACTGGATTTAAATCTTATGTTGAGAATGAGATTCCTAAAATCGTAAAAGAATTAAAATCAATCCAATCTAAAGTTAGTGATAAAGTAACTAAGATTAAATTGGCTGAAACCATTTCAGTTCTTAACAAAACTAAGATTGGAAAATCAGTTTCAGATAATCACGTTTCATCTTTAATGATGTCTTACGAACTAATCAAAGAATTGACGAGTAAAGTAAATGGATAATCTAAGAAAGTTAATTGAGGATTTAATTGAAGAAATCCAATCCGAAGAATTGGAAATGGATGAGGCAACTACCACTGGTGATATAGCCGGCTATAATACTCCCAATGCTTTTAAGGATACTGATGGAACTGATGAAGATGAAGAAGCTGATAATAAATATATTGATAGAATAAATCAAGCAACTGGTTACAAAAGGGTTGATGAAAACCGATGGTTAGAATTAAAAAATGATGAATCCTCACCAAAACAAAAAATTGGTAGAGGAATTTCTCAAGTTAATAAGCAACTTTCTGAAATTGAAACATTCCTAAGATGGTATGGTAAAATTAAAAAAGAAGGTGATTTGAATTCTAATCAATATTGGAAAAGAACACAAAAGAATCTTTTTAGAATTAGAGAAAGATTAAATAATATTGTAACGCAGATTAGCAAATTATAAATTAGGATTGGCAATTATGAATATTACCAGAGAAACTATCAAATCAACACTCAGAACTATTATGGCAGAAGAAACTGAGTATCAAACATTCTTCAAAAAGGCATTGGAGAAAGCGGGAAAATCTATCCCATCAATGAGTGATGAGGAAAAGAAAGAGTTCTTTAACAAAATTGATGCGGCATGGAACGCTAAAGGTGAGAAGAATGAAGGAAACGCTTTCGGAGCTGCAGTAACTGCTGCAAAAGAAAAGGGTGAGGATGAATTTGAAGTTGGTGGTAAAACTTACAAAGTAGAAGAATCAGCTGGTTGTAGTTGTGGATGTGGTGGTTGTTCTGAATCAATCAACGAAGCAGCTTCTGATAGAGATTTTGAAAAAGTATATTCTATCTTTGCTAAGAAAGATTACTTTGGACTTAAAGGTTCAATCAAAACAATGTTGGGTAATTGGCAAAGAGCATTGGATAAAGGTGATAAAGGTGCACAACAATATTCTGAAGAAGATGTAATCAATAGTGTTACTGCTCAAACTAAAGCAAGAGCTAAACACACTTACGATGAGTTGGTAAAAGCAATAAAGAATAAAGATATCAAAGCATTGAAATCTAAATTACGCCATGACCAACCATTCTCAATTGCAATATTCACCCAAACAACAGGTAAAAAATTACCTAAGAGTACTAGAGATATTCATTCATTCTTAGATAATGAGTTTATGAGTGAATCAATTACTGAAGGTAGAGCATTTGTTCAAGCTGCTAGAAAAGCTAAAGAAGAAGGTAAAACTGAATTTGAGTTTAATGGTAAAACTTACCCAGTAACTTTAAAGGAATCAGTAAACGAAGTAAATACTCGTCTAAACAAAAAAGTAAAATCTTATTTAGATGCTTATCTAAAAGGTGAAAAGAAAAACTCACCAGAACATCAACACGCAATTATGTTGATTATGAAAGGAGCATTAACTGATGCTAATTTTCATAGTGAAGCAAGACAATTAGATAAATTCTTCCCAAAGGCTAAACAATCAAAACACGTTGGTACTCCAATGGAAGATGTGATTGAAGATAAGGGTGTTGATATTGCTGGTTGGGCAAAATGGGATGGATATGATATCATCGATGCATTTGCTTTCTATACTAATATGAACATTGGTGGTGGATTTGGTAACAAATTAACAGCATTAAAAGAATCAATAGTAAACGAAGCAAGATTGGGAAAAGTATCTTTGTTAAAGACTGTTGAGAAAGGTGATTCTTCGAGAGTTGAGGGAGTAAAGATTTCTCCGGAGTTAGCATTTGAATTAAGAATGTTCTTACAAAGACCAATGTTAGCTAGAACTAGAACCGGTATCGCTATCGATAACGCACAAATGAAAGATGCTATCGGAATGTTGGCTAAGGTTGGTGTAGAAAAGAGATTATCTTCTGGTGTGAAGAATGAGTTCTCTAATTTATTAAAAAAATATAACAAATAAGGATACTATGAAAGGTCTATTAATTGAAACAAATTTGTTTGAAGGGAGAGTGAATGAGGATTCATCAGGTAGAACCTTAGTAAAAGGTGTCCTTCAAAGAGCAGGTGCAGAAAACCAAAATGGTAGAGTGTACCCAAAAGAAATATTAGAGAGAGAAGTAAAAAAATACGAACAACTAATAAAAGAGAGAAGAGCATTGGGTGAATTAGACCATCCAGATTCTTCGGTTATTAACCTAAAGAATGTATCTCACAATATCAGAGAGATTCATTGGGAAGGTAACGATGTGGTAGGTACAGTGGAAATCTTACCTACTCCTTCTGGAAACATTTTAAAAGAATTATTAAGAGCTGGAATCCTATTAGGTATCTCATCAAGAGGTATGGGTTCTACAAAACCAATGGAAGGTAACAAACTTTTAGTTGGTGAAGATTTTGAACTAATCGGTTGGGATTTCGTATCCAACCCATCTACACATGGTGCATTTATGACTCCAATGAACGAATCAGTAGTTAAGCAAATTGGTACTGATGTTTGTGGAGATTTTTGTAAAGCACAAGACTTAATGAGAGAAATTATAACGGAATTAGCATAATGAGTAAGAAGAACTTTGACATATACGATTATGTTCACAATAACAAATTTAGTTTAAATGTGGACACTCCTAAAGGTACTAAGGTAGCTAAAGGATATAACGATATTAGAAAAACTAACATCAACGAAGTAAAAATCGTAGATGGTAAATTCAGTTTATCTGAATCATTGGAAGCTAATAGGCCTTTAGCAACCGAAGTAAAGAAACATTTCTTAGAAATCATTTCTACTTACAAAGGTTTCCAAGAACAAATGAGGAGACAATCTGATATTGTTGAAACGGCAGAAACTTTAGCTGGTGTTGTGGAAGCAGCTAAAACACTAACACTTTCTGAAGCTGGTGATTGGTTCGATAAAGTAACCATCAAAAGAAATATGAAAGAGTTGGAAAAAATGGATAATGATTTCAATAAAGTTGCTGCAGAAGCAAGAGCATTGGATGAAAGGTTACACTCACTATATGAGGATATGGGGCACATCTTAGGAAGATACTACGAAATTTCAGATATTGACCCAGAAACTATGAAACAAAGACTTGGAGAAAAATCCTAATACTATGATTAAATTAAGAGATTTATTAAACGAAGAGTTTACCGCAATTAGTAGCAAAAGTGGTAAGACCGTAGTATTCAAAAACAAAGATGCTAGAGATGCAGCTGTAAAAGCTGGTACACATGAAGTACCTGAGGATGAAAAGGGTGGTAAAGATGAACCTAAAGGTGATAAACCAAATATGTTCTCTAAAGATGCTGGATACGATGCACCTGATGCTAAAACGAGTGAACCTACTCAAGATACTCCTAAAGATAATCCATTTGGTGTAGATAGACTTGTTTACAACAAAAGAACTAAAACAGTTGGTATTGTAAGAATGGCCGATGATGGAGATGGTGAAGTAAAAACCGATGCGGATGGTAATGTGAATGTAGATGAATTAGAACCATTCAATCCAATGAAGTATCCACATCAAAATGATGCTAAAGCTGCACCATCTACTAGAAAGGAAATTGATAGTAGAGGATTATTTCAACCATTTGCACAAAATGGACCAATCATTCGAGAACCAAAAGCAGAACCAAAATCAGAACCAAAATCCGATAATAAATTATCATTAAGTAAAAGAGGAATTGGTTTTGATATGACTGCCGCTAACACTTTAGAAGATGAACTTGGTGGTGGTATTTCTGATTTAACTGATGATGGTGTTATTACATTTTCATTTGGTGAAAATGATAAAGAAACTTCACTTTACTTTGGTAAGGAAGATGGCCAATTTGCGGTTAGTGTGGAAAACCCATATGGTGATGATTTTGGTGATGTGGAATACTTTGATAATGAAGCTGATGCCATTGCACATGCTAAGGAGCTGGCCAACAAATATTCAAAAGAATTAGGAGGTAGTTCTAATGAAGGTACTATCAAACTAATAAACTTATTAAGAAAGTAATACCATGCCAGCACAATCTCAACAACAACAAAAATTATTCGGTTTAGCATTGGCATTCAAAAGAGGTGAAGTTCCTGCTTCAGAGGTTTCGGATGAAATAAAAGCAATTGCGGATAGAATGAGTGAAAAAGAGATTGAAGATTTCGCAGCAACAAAACATAAAGGATTACCAAAGATGAAAGAACAACTTAGAAAAATCGTAAGAGAGATAATGAGAGAAAGAGCTATTACTGAATTAGAAGAATCCTACAAAGGTAACATGTCAGACTTCAAGTATGAGTTTCCAAATACTTTTGAAAATGAAACTGGTAACAGCTCAAAGGCAATTAAGAAGATATCTAAAAAAGGTAAAGGATATGAAGTTAGAACTTCAATCTATATGAGTGAACCTGAAATGAAAAAGGTTGGTGATGCTATGGGATTAAAGTTAGTTAATTATCAAAAATCATCGAACATTGCAGTAACGCTTTATGAATCTCAACTCCCAAATGCAATGATTCCTAGTAATATAAAAGTTAAGTTAAATATGGCTATCGATAAAATCAAAGATACCAATTTAACTTACAACCAAAAATTACAAGTGATTGGTAAAATCATTGATAGTTTGGGTATTGATAAAAAAGAGTTGGTTAAAATGTCAACGAGATTAAGAGGAACATTGGAATCGGTAAACGAAGGTAAAAAAGTATTTAAAGTAAATCCTGGTATTGGTAAAGTAAAATATAGTATATCTTCACATGATGGTGTTAAAAAACACAAAGATGGTAGTGATTTCTTTGATATTGAAACTTTCAAAAATAAAGTTGATTTAGAAAAGGCAATCAAAAAATACACTTCTAATGGATTCAAAATGGAATCAGTAAACGAAGCAAGAGTTTCAATAGAAGCCGCTTCGGTTGCAAATCTAACAGGTACTCGTAATCTAGCAGTTCAAGACTTTATTGATGCACATAATCTTGATGCAAGAAAACTTTACAAACATATAAAGAGTGGTAGTCTAAAAGATAGAATGGAGTTCGTAACTGCACTTGCTGGTAAACCAGGAAATCCTATTCAAACTAAAGTAATCAAAATGTTTGGTGAATCAGTAGTAAACGAAGGATTTTCTACTGAAGAAAAAAGAATCGTATTAATGGCAGTTAAAAAGATTTCAAAATATATGAATGTTGATTTACCAACTGCTATGAACTATCTATTAGGAGCTGGACAAGAGCTCGAAAGAGATATTAAAAAAGGTAAGATAAAATAAAAACTAAAGAAAATCTAATATTTTTTTTAGGTTTTATAAATTTCTATATATTTATTTCTATAATAACACACGTCTATGTGTGTTGATTGGTTTATGAATACTAACTTTTTAATGTTTAGTGACCGAACGACCAATTTACAACTATTCTATATTGAGGTTTCTCAAAAATAACTTCAGAAAATTTTAAAAGGTAAAAGTAAAATGGCAAATTCAAAATTGTTGAAAGAAGCTATCGCTGATGCCAAAGCTGTAAGAGAAACTGCTATTGCTAACGCTAAAATCGCTTTAGAAGAAGCTTTCACTCCGCAACTTCAATCAATCCTATCAAAGAAGCTACAAGCTGAAATGGAAGGTGAGGAAGAAGAAATCGAAGAGGAATTGGATTCAAGTGATATTGGTGATGGTGATAACGAAGAACCTTCAGCTGAAGCAAGTGATGCTCACACAGAACTAGGACCTGAATCTGAGGAAGAAACTGCTGAAGTAGGTGATGAATTGGAAGAAGGTGAAGGCTCTATTGAGGACCCAACTAACGCTGACGATGCTACTATCTCTGAAGAAGATGAAATGGAAGATGAAGTTTCTGAAGAAGAAATGGAAGATGAAATGGAAATCGAAGAAGAGATGGAAGATGAGGATGAGTTAGATTTGGAGGCTATCATTAGAGAATTGGAAATGGGTATGGAAGATGAAGAAGAAATTTCTGAAGAGGAAATGGATTCTGAAGAAGAAGTATCTGAAGAAGAACATGAGGATGAAGTATCCGAAGAAGATGAAATCGAAATGGATTCTGAAGAAGAAGTAGAAGCTGATGAAGTGGAAGCTGAAGAAGAAGATGATATGGATGATGAAATCGACTTAGATGAAATCCTTAGAGAAATGGGCTACGGAGATGATGAAGAAGAAGTATCTGAAGAAGAGCACGAAGAAGAAGCTAACGAAGAAGTAACTAGATTACAAACTGAGTTAGAAGAAGCTTACGCTACTGTTAAATCACTTCAATCTACTATCAACGAAGTAAACCTTCTTAACGCAAAATTATTATACGCTAATAGATTGTTCAGAGCTTATAACTTAAACAATGAGCAAAAATCTAAAGTTGTTGAAAACTTAGACAGAACATCATCTGTTAGAGAAGTAAAATTAGTTTACGCTACGTTGGCAGAATCAATGAATTTTACAGGAACTGAGAAGAAAACTAAGAAAGTAGTATCGGAAGGTGCTTCTAAACCAGTTGCTTCAACTGCTCCTTCGAAAGAAATTATTTCTGAAAACACAAATGAATTAGCTGCTAGATTTAAACAATTGGCTAATATCAAATAATTAACTAACATTAAAAAGGAAAAATAAAATGGCAAATTTTGATTTATCTAAACTAATGGAAGGAAAGAACCCACA